GTCTTCCTCACCCTCGCAGACCACCTCGGCATTCCTGCTCAGGAAGCCTTCACGGTCACCAAGAACCTGATCAACGGGGACGACGGCAAGCGCGCCGAGTTCCGTGGCATCGACGCATACATGAAAGGCGAACTGAAATGAGCAAGATCAAGCAGCACGACACCGTCATCTGCATCAAGGCTGAAGGCAGCGGCAATCGCCTCGTCGAGGGTCAGGCTTACATAGTCGCCTCGATCTCAGGCAGCGGCAACCACATCAAGATTGATGGTCGCTCTGGTTTCTGGAGCAGGAGCCGCTTCAAGCTCGCCTCCGAGGCCAAGGCCAAGCCGGCCACCTTCGGCCAGATCAAGTCCGTCACCGTCAACAAGTCCGACATCCACGATGTGCTGACCCAGTACGTCCGCTTCGGCCTGGGCATCAACGCCACGGTCGAGAAGATCGTCGACAAGTTCCCCGAGGCTGTCGAGCTGGTCCTGAAGCACGAGGTCAACGCGTGAGCTACCTGACCCTCGCCAAGTTCCACTGGAAGCGCGGTCAGCCGCTGCCGGTCGATCTCTACCTCAAGCTGACCGCTCAAGGCTTCGACGTCGAAGCACTCGAACGCCACTACTCCGCTTAAACCCCTCCACTCACGAGACAATTGCACATGGCATCTGACAAGAAGAAATCCGCTCCCTCTTTCACCACTCCCCGCGTCGTCTTCGTCTACCCGAAGGTGACCGAGCCCGACTACGGCAACAAGGACTTCCCGAAGCCGGACGGCGAATACAGCGTCAAGGGCAAGATGACCCTGGCGGCGCTGGAAGAGTTCGCCTCCCGCAAGAACAAGGATGGCGTCACCCTCAACGACCTCTACGAGGAAGCCCGCCGCAATGCCGAGAAGGCGTTCGCTGAGCTGGCCGTCAAGACCCGCAAGGAGTTCGAGAAGAAGGGCGTCACCGGCCCGGTCATGAACTCGCTGTTCGAGACCCTCTACGACAAGGACACCGAGGAAGAGACCGGCGAGGTCTGCCTCAAGTTCACCAAGAAGGCCTCTGGCACGTTCAAGAAGGGTCCGCGCGAAGGCAAGAAGTGGGCATCGTCGCCCGACATCTACGACGCTCGCGGCAAGAAGATGGCCGGCAAGCTCCCCAACATCTGGGGTGGTTCGGAAGGCAAGATTTCGTTCTCGGTCGGCACCGACAAGGATGGCAACATCGGCTACTTCATCCCCGGCACGGCTGCCGCTGGCATCAAGCTGCAGTTGAATGGCGTCCAGATCATCGACCTCGTGTCGAACGGTTCGCGCTCCGCTGACAGCCACGGCTTTGGTGAAGAGGAAGGCTACGGCTACGACCCGAGCGAGTTCGCTGACGAAGAGGCCGGCGAGGACAAGTCCGACGCTGGCTCGACCGAAGGCGGCAAGTCGGCAGGCGAAGACGACTTCTAAGCCTTGCCCAGGCCAACGTACCCTAAGCGGACCTCAACGCGGCAGATCGCTGTCGCCAAGGGGTTCCGCTCGGGGCTCGAAGATAAGGTGGCAGGGGACCTGGACAATGCCGGCGTCCCCTACACCTACGAGAGCTTCAAGATCACCTACGAGGTGCCTGCCCGACTGGCGAAGTACACACCGGACTTCCGCCTGCTCAACAACGGCATCATCGTGGAGACCAAGGGGCAGTTCGTCACGGCGGATCGCCAGAAGCACAAGCTGATCAAAGAGCAGAACCCGGAACTCGATATCCGGCTCGTGTTCAGCCGCTCAGGCACCCGCATCTCCAAGCAGTCCCAGACCACCTACGCCATGTGGTGCCAGACCCATGGCTTCCTCTATGCGGACAAGTCGATCCCCCAAGCCTGGATCGACGAGCCACCGACTGCCGGTCGCATGGAGGCCCTCAACACCATCCTCAACTCCCAAACGAAAGTGAAGAAATGAAGAACCTGATCGCCTCCATCGTCTCCGTCATCGTCGGCACCCCGTCCACCGAGAAGGCCATCGCCGGCTTCACCAAGGCGCTCGACGTCCTCGAAGCTGTCGTCGCCCACGAGACCAAGATCGTCGAGAAGCACGACGCCGAGATCGCAGCCAAGATCGACCAGCAGAACGCTGCCAAGGAACGCCTCGACCGCGCTGCCAAGATCAGCAAGCGCTTCAACAAGCTGGTGGCCTAATCATGAAGGCTGCCATCATCTTCCAGCTCAGCCTGATCATCGCCGCGCTCGCCGGCTGGGTCATGAACCTGATCGCCGTCATCCACCTCGCCACGGCTGACGCCCCGCTGACCACCATGGGCATCATCCGCATCGTCGGCATCCCGGTCGGGATCATCGGCGCGGTCCTCGGCTGGTTCTGATTGGACATCGATAGCAAGGCTTGGACCGGTCGCGAGGCCGGCTCCAAGTCCTATCCGTCGGTCGCCGAGCTGATCGACAAGTACCTTCCGCGCAAGACCCAGCACGAGGTCTACGCGATGTCTCGGGTCTACGAGGACCGGATCACCGACCTGATGCGGACCATCCACGACTATCACCTCCGCTGCGAGGCGATGGCCAAGCACATGGATGGCATGGAGAAGGAGTTCTACAGCAGGGTCGCCATCCCGGTCGCCCATGGTTCATTCGAAGGGTCAGCCGAACGGCACCACTACGATATGACGCAGCACTACACCGTCACATGGCGTCCTGACAGCTTCCACGCTCGATACGTCATGAGGGACGGTGACCTGATCAACCAGCAGGATCACCCTCACCTATTCGAGATGGTCTGCCGGCAGTTTGAGGAACATGTCACCCGAACGTTGATCCCCAAGCTGCGCCATGAGTTCGCCAAGCTGTACCCGCTGGTGCGCCGATGAAGGCAGTCCTAAGGGGCATCATCGGAACCTGGGCGCTGATCTTAGCCATCGCCGCCTTCGTCGCTCTAGGCAACTACAGCGGCCTCGCGGCATTCGTCGTCGGGATCACGCTCGTTGGTGCCGCCGTAGGTATGGCACTCGAATGACCGACGCCGAGAAGCTCGCGGTCCTGCGCTACCAGCTCCTTATCCATGGCCAAGCGTTCGTCACCCGTGAGGGAAAGTTCGTCGATCCGGCCAAGGTCATCCTCCAACGCCAGCAGTTCCAGAACAACCCGCCGCAAGGCTGAATGCACGAAACCGACAGTGAGTTCCTCCGCAAGGAGCCGTGCCCAAAGTGCGGTTCCCGCGACAATCTCGCCCGGTACACGGACGGCCACGCCTACTGCTTCACAGGAGGCTGCCGACACTACGAACCCGGAGACAGCAATTTGACAGACCAGACCGAGGCTGCAGAGCCACGGACGACAGACTTCGTTCCTCTCGGGGAGCCCGCAGATTGGGCAAGCCGAGGCATCAACCTCGAAAGCGCGCAGAAGTGGGGCTTCACCCGTTCGAACCTGAACGGCCAGCCAGTCCGCTTGTTCAACTACCGAAACAGCGCGCAGCAGCTCGTCTGGCAGAAGATCAGGTTCGCCGGCAAGGACTTCCGGTCCAAGGGTGCCAAAGAGGACATGTGCCTCTACGGCCAGTGGCTCTGGAGGGACGGCGGCAAGCGTGTCGTCATCGTCGAAGGCGAGCTGGACGCAATCTCGCTCAGCCAGATGCAGGGTCACAAGTGGCCTGTCGTCTCGATCCCCAACGGGTGTGACGGCGCGGCCAAGGCTCTGAGGAAATCGCTCCAATGGCTCGAACAGTTCGACGAGATCGTCCTGATGTTCGACCAAGACGAGCCCGGTCAGAAGGCGACGGACGAATGCAAGCTGATCCCGTTCACACCAGGCAAGCTGCGGATCGCCTCACTGCCCCTCAAGGACGCCAACGAGATGCTCATGGCGGATCGCATCAAGGAGACCATCGACGCCCTTTGGGGTGCCAAGGTCTACCGGCCTGACGGTCTCGTCGGTGTGTCCGACATCATGGGCGAGTTGCTCAAGCCGGTCACCTTCGGGTTGCCCTGGTGCTTCGAGGAGCTGACCAAGCACACATACGGTCGGCGCGACGGCGAGGTCTATGGCTTCGGCGCAGGCACCGGCATCGGCAAGACGGACTTCCTGATGCAGCAGATCGCGTTCGACGTGGTCGAGCTGAAGCAGACTGTCGGGGCAATCTTCCTCGAACAGAAGCCCGTCGAGACCGCTAAGCGCGTGGCCGGCAAGATCGCTGGCAGGATGTTCCACGTTCCCGATGGGGGCTGGACACCGGACGAGCTGACGCGGGCAGCCCAAGAGTTGGACGGGAAGGTCTTCTTCTACGACAACTTCGGGCAGACCGATTGGGAGCTGGTCAAGGGGCACATCCGCTACATGGTGGTGAGCCTCGGCATCAAGCTGGTCTACCTCGACCACCTGACGGCCCTCGGTGAAGACGCCGAAGAGCTGGGCCTGATCATGAAGGAAATGGCCGGCCTCGCCAACGAGCTTGGCTGCATCATCCACTTCGTCAGCCACCTCGCGACACCCGATGGGAAACCTCACGAGGAAGGCGGGCGCGTCATGATCCGTCACTTCAGGGGCTCCCGAGCGATCGGCTTCTGGTCGTTCTTCATGTTCGGCATGGAACGTGACCAGCAGAACGAAGACCCCATCATCGCCACGACGACGATCTTCCGCATCCTCAAGGATCGCTACACAGGTCGCTCGACCGGCAAGACCATCAACCTCGGGTTCCACTCGGAGACTGGACGCCTCTACGTCCGCGACGACGACCCCTTCAAGGACAAGGACGCCGACACGCATGGCTTCTCTAACGAGAGCGATGACGAGATACCTTTCTGAGGCGCTGTCGTTCGTGATGGCCGCGCTTCTGATCCTTTGGCTGACTGCAATTCCGCACTCAGCTCCACAACCGGGAAACGAGTGCCGTGTCTTCGCGACCGGCCTCTATCTGCCCTGCTCAAAGGTTGGTCCGACCATCCCTGAGTACCGCAGCGTCTGGCTCAGTGAGGGCCAAGACATCTGACCTTCGACCACACCAATGAAACCATACCCTCAGCGCTGATCGTTCGGCGCGAGGGCTCCCGACTAATCCTCAAAACCAGAACTGCCACCATCATCCTGTTCGCGGAAGCGTGGAGGGACGTGGTGAGCGCAATTCAAGAGGTAATGCATGAGCCAAATAAACCTGAACCTGACCACCCTCCTACTCGCTGAGAAGGAAGAGAAGCGCCAGCTCTACAACCGCTTCAAGCAGCTCGAACGCCACAAGGACGACCTCGCCGGCATGGTCATGATGGCCCAGGCCGACAAGAAGCAACTCAAGGTCGTGACCGAAGAGAACGCTTCCCTCGACAAGATGGTGGCCAAGCTCCTCGACGAGAACATGGCGCTGAAGGCTGACAACGAGATGTTGCGGCTGCCTCAGATGCTCGTTCCAGGCTTCTACAAGGGCTGATGTTCCCTACCACCCTCGTCTTCGACATCGAGACGAACGGACTGATCCCAGAGATGACCACGATCCATTCGCTGGTCATCAAGAACACCGACACCGGAGAAATCTGGTCCTGCGACGACCACAGGAACCGCAACGGCTACTTCGTCGATGACGGCCTGAAGCTTCTCATGGAGGCTGACTTCATCGTCGGCCACAACATCCAAGACTTCGACATCCCGGCCATCCAGAAGGTGCGCCCGTGGTTCAAGCCCAAAGGCAAGGTCCGCGACACCCTGATCATGTCCCGCCTCATGTACGCGGACATGCTCGACGCCGACTTCCGGCAAGAGAAGCGCCTCGGGATCGGGAAGTGGATCAAGAAGCAGCTCCTCGGTCGCCACAGCCTTGAAAGCTGGGGCCAGCGTATGGGGCTCTGGAAGGGCGACTACGGCGAGATCAAGAAGGCCGAAGCAAAGGCCAAGGGTCTCACCGGACAGGCAGCCGTCGACTACGTCTGGGGCTCTTGGTCTCAGGAGATGCAGGACTACTGCGAGCAGGACGTCGAGGTCACCGACCGGCTCTGGCTGAAGCTGACCAAGAAGGGGTTCTCGGAAGAGAGCATCCAGCTTGAGCATGACGTGCGCCGTATCGTGGCCCGTCAGGAGGCCTACGGGTTCAAGCTCGATCTCCGCAAGGTGCAAGACCTCCACGGCACCCTGGCTCAGCGTAAGGCCGAGCTGGAGAAGGCACTGCAGGCCGAGTTCAAGCCTTGGTATCGCAACCTCGGGCCGAAGGAACCGACCGTCGACCGGAGCGTGTCCCAGAAGCACCTCCCGATCATCGGCTATGAGCGTGACCGCAAGGGCGAGTTCAAGATCGACAAGAAGACCGGCGAGAAGAAGCCGATCTGGCCGAAGTGCCACTACTCGACCGACGCTCCCTACACCGACGTCAAGCTGGTCCCGTTCAATCCAGGCTCGCGGCAGGACGTCGCCAACCGAATGAAGAAGCTGTTCGGCTGGAGGCCCACGGAGTTCACCTCCGACGGTCACCCGAAGGTCGACGACGAGACGCTCAAGGGTCTCCCCTACCCGTCCGCAAAGGTCCTCTGCGAGTACTTCATCGTTCAGAAGCGCATAGGCCAAGTCGCGGAAGGCAAGGAGGCTTGGCTCAAGCACGAGGTCAATGGCCGCGTCCACGGCAGGGTTGCCACGAACGGTGCGGTGACGGGTCGCATGACCCACTCCAAGCCGAACATGGCCCAGGTGCCAGGCATCTACGACAAGAAGAGCGGCGAGAAGCTGCCCTACGGCTACGAGTGCCGTG